TAATGGCTAAACTATGTCCTGCAGGTAAAGCTGCCGCGAAAAAAAAGTTTGATGTTTATCCTAGTGCGTATGCAAATATTTGGGCATCCAAATATTGCAAAGGCAAAGTAGGTAGAACTAAAAAAGCTGATGGCGGTTTTATTGCAAGAGGATGTGGTAAGGTTATGTCTAATAGACGTAAAAAAACAAAAATGGTTTAATGAGTGGATTAAAAAAATGGTTGGACGAGAAATGGGTGGACATTGGAGCTCCGAAGAAGAACGGCAAGTATCAACCGTGCGGGAGATCGAAGGGAAGCAAAAGGAAATATCCAAAATGCGTTCCACTTGCAAAAGCCACACGAATGACAAGTGGGCAAAAGGCGAGTGCTGTCAGACGAAAAAGAGCAGTAAGTAACAAAGGACCTAAACCAACTAACGTTAAAACATTTGCTAAAGATGGTGGTATGATAGGGCAAGCACAAAGAACTTATAGAGGTAGCTACATAGATGGTAGTTTAGGTGGAGTACAAGTTTCAAATCCAAGTTTAAAAAAATATTATAAAGGAATGTTGTAATGCGAAAACAAGACAATATGCCTGCAAGAAACAAAAAGAACTTTAGACCTACAAAGTCTGGAGCAGGTATGACACGAGCCGGTGTCGCTGCCTACAGAAGAAAAAATCCCGGTTCTAAATTAAAAACAGCTGTGACTGGTAAAGTTAAAAAAGGGTCCGCTGCCGCTAACAGGCGAAAATCATACTGCGCAAGAAGTGCAGGTCAAATGAAAAAATTTCCTAAAGCAGCAAGAGATCCTAATTCTAGACTACGTCAGGCTAGAAAAAGGTGGAAGTGCTAGATCGATTTATTTATAACTGTTTTGCTAAACTTGATGATGCGGTTTCTTTTGTAGAAACTGGTGTTATTAAAATGACAGAGTGGTGCTGGCATACAAGAGTTAAACTTTTAAAAAAGAAAAGGAAAAAGAGATGAGACAAATAATACTTGAAGCATTAGAAGATAGATATAATGCACAAATTTCTGAAGCAGATGCAACTCTTAAAATTTATCTAGAACACAGTGTGGGTATTGGAGAACATCCACAACATATTGATGAAGTGGATAAGTTAATTGAAAAGATTGCTAGTGCTGAAGAAAAATTAAAAACATTACAGGAGTTTAAATTATAATGGACGATTTAATACTAATAGATAAACTTAAGAAAACACTTAATGCAACTCTACAACAAATTGGAGACAGTATGATTACTGGTGGGGTTGACAGTATGGAAAAATATAAGTATATGCTAGGACAAGCACACGCTTACCAATTAACATTACAGGAAATCTCTAACCTGCTAGAACCAAAGGAGCAAAAAAATGAGCAAGGAAACGTTATCGACATCGGACAAGGAAGTACCAAAAATTAAGTTAGGTCTTCAAGACAAATACGAAGCTGAAAAAAAAGAAGAGCCTCACGCAATAAGATTAGACGAAAAAAATATTAAAGATGTAGAAGACCAGTTACCAGAACCGGTTGGATATAGAATTTTAGTTTTACCTTTTACACCAAAAGAAAAAACTAAAGGTGGAATTTTATTCTCTCAAGAACAATTAGATAAAGCTAGAATCGCAACTACTTGTGGTTATGTTTTAAAAATGGGAGATCTTGCATACGCTGACAAAGAAAAATTTGGTAAGCCGTGGTGCAAAGTAGGAGATTGGGTAATGTTTGCCAGATATGCTGGTTCACGTTTACCGATTGAAGGTGGAGAAGTGCGAATACTAAACGATGATGAAGTGTTAGGGACCATAGGTGATCCTGAATCAGTTCTTCATTACATTTAACAACATAGGAAGGAAACTATGCCAACAGAGAACGAAAATAAGAAACCTTCAGAAGAATTAATTGACGTCGGCGAAACAGTCGGTGCTGAAATTAATTTAGACGATAAAGGTGAGCCAGAAAAAGCAGAGATAGTAAAAGAAGAAGAGATAGAAGTAGAACAAGTACCTGCTGAAGATAAATCTTTTGAAAACGAAAGAGAAACTAAACTAGAAAAAAAAGCAGAACCTGATGAGTTAAAAGAATATAGTGAAGGCGTTCAAAAACGTATTGCTAAATTAACTCGTAAAATGCGTGAAGCTGAAAGGCAAAGAGAAGAAGCTATTGCCTTTGCAGAAGCAACCAATCAACAAAAAAGTGAACTAGAAGGAAGACTATCTAAACTAGATAAATCTTACACTTCAGAGTTTGAATCAAGAGTAAAAACTAATATGGCAGCAGCCAAGTTAGCTTTAAAAAATGCTATTGAATCTCAAAATGTTGAAGCTCAAATTGCAGCGCAGGAACAGATTGCAAATTTAACAATGGATGGGGCAAGACTAAATGCAATGAAAGTTGCTGAAGCGTCTAAACCAGAACCTGTTAAAAATGTAAATATTGCACCTCAAAGACCAACTCAAACAGCAGCTACTGATCCTAAAGCAGAGGAATGGGCAGCTAAAAATGCTTGGTTTGGTAATGATTCAGCAATGACTTACACGGCTTTTGACCTACATAAAACACTTGTAGAGCAAGAAGGCTATGATCCTAAATCTGACGAATATTATGCAGAAGTTGATAAAAGAATAAGACTTGAATTTCCGCATAAATTTGATAAGGTAGAAGACACTACTACAGAAAGAGTAAGACCTACTCAAAATGTAGCTTCGGCTAAACGTTCAGCCTCAACCGGACGCAGAAAAACTGTAAAACTCACGCCTTCGCAGGTAGCAATTGCTAAAAGATTAGGTGTGCCGCTAGAAGATTATGCAAAACAATTAAAAATCACGGAAGGAGCATAAAATGGAAAATGATAAAATAAAAACTTCTCGTGCGAGTCAAACTAGAGACAAAATTGAATCTGTAAAAGTTTGGACTCCACCCAACTCACTTGATGCACCACCAGCGCCAACTGGATATAGACATCAATGGATACGTGCCGAAATACTCGGCGCATCAGATGCTAAAAATATAGCATCGTCTTTGAGAGAAGGATGGGAATTGGTGAGAGCCGATCAATATCCAGACTCACAATATCCAGAGATGACTGAAGGCAGATACGCTGGAGTTATTGGAGTGGGCGGCCTATTGCTGGCTAGGATACCAGAGGAGATTGCGCTTCAAATCGATGCTTATTATAAAAAGCAAAACGAGGCTAAAGAAGAAGCAGTAGAGAACAATCTTATGAAGGAACAGCACCCAAGTATGAAATTCAGTAATGAATCGAATACTCGTGTAACTTTTGGTGGTACAAAGAAATAGTATTTTAACAATTTCTAAACCAACAAAATAAATTAATCCGTATTGACTCATTTGAGTCAGTACATAATAAAGGAAACAACAATGGCAGCAAACCAAACAGAAGGTTTTGGATTTAGACAAGCCCCTACAGTAGGATCAACTCCTGCTACAGGCGGTCAAGCTGAATACAAAATCAAATCAGGTTTAGGTGTTGGGATTTTTCAAAACAATCCTGTTTCACATCAGCATACTGCAGGTGACGATGGGTATCTACAAGATACTACAGCGGGCACTATGGACGACGGTATTACTGGTGGAGCAGGTTGGTCAACTGGAACATCTAACATCCAACCAATTATAGGCGTGTTCAATGGAGCTTTTTATATAAATAGTTCTACAAGCAAACCTACTTTCGCAAACCACGTTTTAGCTAGTACTACGTTCGGAACGGACTACAATACTGGTTCAAGCGACGGAATCGGTTTTGTTAACGACAACCCTATGCAAGAATATACTTGCAAAGCGGATGCAGCGGTAACACAAGCAAACCTTCTTTCAACATTCAATCCAAATGATGGAGCTACAACTGGAACTCAATACCAGGGACAGTCTACAGTAAAATTAGATATTACTGGAACAGCAGCTACATCAATGTTTAGAATTGTTAGAACGGCAAACGATCCGGCAAACAATGACAATACTGCGATTGACTCGAACGTAATAGTTCAAGTTTCTCCAGCGGCGTCTATTTCTAACTAATAGGAGCAATTAACTATGGCAATATCAAGAGCACAACTAGTTAAAGAACTAGAGCCAGGTCTAAATGCACTATTTGGACTTGAATATAAACAATACGGCGAGCAGTGGTCAGAAATTTTTGACACTGAATCATCAGACAGAGCTTTCGAAGAGGAAGTAATGTTAGCTGGTTTCGCAAACGCAGCAGTTAAACCTGAAGGCCAAGGCGTTCAGTTTGACCAAGCGCAAGAAACTTTCACAGCTCGTTACACTAACGAAACGATTGCTTTAGCATTCGCTATCACAGAAGAAGCTATTGAAGATAACTTGTATGACAGACTTGCGTCTAGATATACAAAAGCTTTAGCAAGATCTATGGCGTCTACTAAAAATATCAAAGGTGCAGCGGTACTTAACAATGCATTTGATGCAAACTTTGCTGGAGGGGACACTAAAGCACTTTGTGCTACTGACCACCCTACATTAGCAGGTCAGTTTTCAAATGAGTTGGCAACACCTGCTGAACTTAATGAAACTTCATTAGAACAGTCGTTGATTGACATCGCGGCTTTCACTGATGAAAGAGGCCTAAAAATTGCGGCGCAAGGAGTTAAATTAGTAATTCCTTCAGCTCTTCAATTTACTGCTGACAGACTTATGAATTCTGCTGGTAGAACAGGCACTGCTGATAATGACATTAACGCAATCAGAAATATGGGAATGATCTCTGGTGGATATGTAGTAAATAACTACTTAACTGCTGCGAAGAAGTTCTTCATTAAAACTGATGTGCCTAATGGTCTTAAGCATTTCAATAGATCACCTATCAAAACTTCTATGGAAGGTGACTTTGATACAGGCAATGTTAGATACAAAGCTAGAGAAAGATACGTATTTGGATTTTCAGATCCAAGAGGCGTATTTGGATCAGACGCAACGTAATCAATAAATTTAAGGGGCCGACACAATTCGGCCCCTTTTTTAAAATAGGGTGAGAAAATGACTAAATTCCTAGTAAATATATGGGCGTACGATCGCCACGCAAAATTCCAAGTAGAAGCAGAAGATAATCCAATTTCGTTAGAACAGTCAATAGTTGACAAACTAGGGAAAAATGATATTATCTGGGAAACAACGGGAATGTTTTCTCCGTTAAATCGAATAACTTATGAGGAGGTTATTGATGATACAAGACCTATACAAAGCAAAAAGGTCCTTGGAGTTGAAGTGGGAACAGGAGCACCTAGATAATGGTAGGTACACTCTTGAAATGGTCAGAATTGATGACAAAGTTAGAGAAGTCATTACAAAGATCAAGCTAGAAGAAGCAGCAATTGCCCATAGACAGAATACTGTCGAAGGAACAGCTCCACAAGTTTCTGTAGCTACTTAATCAAAAGCTACATCGCTGAAATGCATAAATACCTAGGGATCCCTTGCACTCTATAAAAAAATCATATATATTTTAGTTACTATACATTTAATAAACGATGAATGCTGACGCGTATAGTCGACAACCCTAGGGACAGTATTCAGATATCTAGGAGGATATTAATATGGCAAATACTACATTTTCGGGACCGGTAAGAGCGGGAACGATTTCAAACACAACAGGTACAACACTTGGAACTAACATTGCTAATGTTGGACAAGTTTTAATGGCTCAATCAGTAAAGATTGATATCATTGGTGCTTCACATTTAAATCAAGTATGTGCAGTAGTTCCAGCAAACTCACAAATAGTTGACGTTATTCTTAATGTAACTACAGTTAATAATGATGGTGCTGCAGCAACTGTTTCAGTAGGAACAGTAGCAGACGCAGATGCATTTATAGCTACAGCTAATGTTAAAGCTTTAGCAACTACTCACGGTACTTTAGATACAGAAGCAACTAATGTTGGTGCAACTGACATACAAGTTCTTGCTGATTTTACAGGTACTAATGGTGACGGTACAACTGGCGCAGCTACAGTTACTGTTATGTACTTACAAAATAATTCTATTCAAGACGCAGTAGATTTATAATAATTAATTAAGTGTGGGCTTCGGCCCACACAATAATTTTAAGGAGAAACAAATGGCATCATATTCAAGTGACCAACAGGTAGCACACGCTACAGCAGACGCACAAATGGTTCCTTTAGGACAAAGAGCTAGAATAACAGGTATCCAAGCAGAGGGTGCTGGAAGTTCTTCTATTGTATTTAAATCTGGTGGAGCAGCTGGAACTACAATCGCTACATTTAAATTTGGAACTGAAGGAATAGACTTTTATGTTCCAGGTTCTGGAATTTTATTTGACGATGGAATCTATTTAGATTTAACTGCAA